TTCCATTCAACAGCATCTGGAAGTGGTTTAATGAAATTCTCCCAGGCAAGCTTGTGATAAATGGCAGCTTGAATCCAATACTTATAATAGCTTACAGACTCTGGAAAAGATCCAATATCCTTACCTGTAGTCTTCAAGTCATTAATAAATAAAGTCTTGGAATCATAATCCATTACCACATTATCTAAGATACCTTTATAGCCAAATGGTAAATGCTCCTGATTAATACTAATCATATGCTCACTAAATGTTTTTATGTGAACATCATTAGGAGTTTTATCCAATTGCAAAAGAGATCTTACTGCTTGATTAGACTTTAGTTCTATAAGAGATTCTTTGCAGTTATTCAAAGTAACCTCATCAACTATAGTCTTATCAAGACTTTCTTTTAAGAAATCAAAATAGGATTTATTTTCTTCTGTGAGAACTTTGTCTAATCTTTGAGCATCTGTTTTAAGAGACTGGTAGAGATTTGCTGTAACTAATTCTGAGAGTATTTCTTGAGAGTAATCATTCAAAGATAATGAATCATTTCCAACTGTACAATGGTACTTGAAAATATTATCAATAATCTTTCTTTGGCTATCCGTAGGATATTTGCCTGGCATGCTAATAAATTGTTTATCATAACTGTCTGGCTCAAATAAAAGACAGTGTAGGACACGCCCTGCTACCAGGTGCGCGTCCGTACTATCTTCTCTTTGATTCAAAACATAATGACTGTAAAACATTCTAGGTGAAAACAATAGCTTATTAATGCTACTGTAGCTAAACCAGAATGGTTTCTTGTAGAATAGTTCTAGTTCATCAGAACCAGTCAATGTCAGTGGACTCATTAGTTTCTTCTATTTGATTGTTATTTGATACAGGTACTACTTCCTCAAGAATAATTTCTTCAGGTGGTGGAGGTAACTCATTAGATTCTTCTAGAACTGGTGCACTTAAATCATCCTGATCTGATAAATATGGGTGCTCCTCAAGAATTTCAGGTGCAACTTCATCTTCTATAAGAATTTCAGGCGCATCTTCTAAACCAGCAGCAAATTCTAAGATCGGATTCTTATCATCAAATGCAATTTCTGCTCTATAGTCAGAGTTAATTGCTACTGAAACTTCTGGTGTAGGGAACATACTTGCTACATTGAAAGTAGAACTTCTAGCAATATTAGTTACAAACCAATCAAGCCTAGATTCTAAAAGAATACTTAACCACTCTGTGGTAAGAAGATTAAGTGAAACTAATTTCTTAGAAACATCATCCGGATCTAAATACTCTAGATCCCTTACTCTGAGACCAAAGTAACTTACCATAGACTTAAAGTTAACATGGTTCTTAGTATTACATTCTGCTATCCTATGACCATATTCTTCAAGCAGCATAAGCAGATATAGTGCACTCTCTACATAATTAGAGTTTGCCATAATCTCCATTGCCATGATATGATTGTCTTTGTCTGAGCTCTTAAACATCTCACGCAACTGAGTATATACCTCATTACTAATTGTTACAGCATCATCACCATTAATCATAGCAAGCAATTCAGACTCATCATAAACTACTTTATTCTGACATTCTTCAATCAATTCTTTCCACTCATCATCTATATGATAATAGTGAAAAGAACTTCCAGTAAATACACTAGTAACTACATGGTTATTTATACTAACTTTAGTACTGTAATTAAAATATACATTATCTGATTCTGAAGATTGCATAGCTGTACGTAGATTATCTTTATAATAATCATCTACATCTACTTTATCAAGGTACTCTTCAATCTTAGCTACTGGTGCTGTATAATACCAACTACCGTTTAATAGTTTACCTGCAGTAGCTTTACCTGTAATTATTACATTTGCTTTGTCAGAATCTCTTACTACTTTAATCCCTTGATTAAGTGCTAAGTCTTTCAGTTTGGCTCTTGGGATATTAACACCCGGCATAAGATAAATTGTATCTCCTTGCGCAGGAGTATACCCTTTACTTATTGTAAATAGTTCAAATTTTGAAGAGTCTTCAAGTACATATCTTACATCTACATTGAATACTCCATCTTCTATATCAAAAAATACTGCTCTTGTCATAATTATAAAATAAAGGGGGCTGTTACACCCCCTTAGTTATTACTGAATTGCCATCTTAACTACGTTAGTATCTTGCATAAGCTTTGCAAACTTAACCTTGTTACCATTTACAATCTCTTTGACCATATAGTATCTTAAGTCATTTGTAAAGCCATCAAACTCTGTAGTAAGTTTAGCCAATCTGTCAATCATAGCTTGTGGAACTCCACCTTTGTCAGCTACAGTAAGTGCATAGTTAATTACACGTGTTGCAATGACACTGGATAAGTCAGCACGGAAATCATCACCTTGTCCTACTGAAGATAGAATAGCACCTTTTACATATGCTTCATCCTTAGTAAGGATATCTTCAGGAGAAATAATCTTATCTAGTTTATTATTAATAAACATAGTAAACATGCTAGAGAAATCTGCACCAACAGAACCCTCACCAATCATTTGGATAAGTGGTAACTGTTCTTCAAACTTAGGAATAGAACTAATAGCATTGAAGAATGTAGTGATAGATCTTGGATTCACACGTTGGGTTACAAGTTCTGGGTGCATCAACATGAAGTTAATACATCTACCATCAATACCTGCACTCTCAGCCCACTTAGCCCATACGTTAGCATCATACTTCATCTCAACAGAAATAAATCTGGTCTTCTGAGCTACGTCAAGACTAGTTACATTATAGTCACCATTGTCTGGATTTGAAGTCAAGATAACATGCCAGTTCTTAGGAAGCTTCCATGATACATATTCTTGACGGTCAAGAATCTCCATAGTAGCTTGCATAAATCTGTGGTCAGCACGAGTATAGTCATCCAAGATTAGGAAACCACCCTCACCTTTGCCTTGAATCCATTCTGGAGCAGCATGAGACATTCTCTTATCAGCTACAGTATAGCCTGCTTTAAGAGCACCATTTACTTGAGCTTCAGTAATCCATCTTTGTTTACCCTCTTGGTTCTTTACAAGAAATTCTTTAACAGGAAAACCAACAAGGTCACCTAACTCCTCAATCTGAGATAGATTAAGTTTTACAACATCCATTTCAAGCTCTTTGCCCAATTGTAAAATAGTTGAAGTCTTACCAAGACCAGCATCACCCTCAATATTAACAGCTACAGGAACTTTACCCTGAGCTTGGATGTGCTGATTATTATTTACCATGTGACGGATAAAACCTTTCAACTCTTCTGCATTCAATTGTACTGTGTTCATAATGTTTGTTTTTATAATTCTAATTTAATTATCTGCCCCGGAAGGTCTTCATTCATGCCTGATCTTTCTGACAAAACCCATAGGACTTTACCCTTTGGTTTTACAGATGTATAACATTCACCATCAGTAAAATATACCAAGCTTGTATATTTCTTTAGGTTTGCATTGTAATAATCTAGGACGGGATCAAATTCAGTCCCACCTCTTCCTAATACACTAATCTCATTCTTACCTTTGTAAGGCTCAATAGATTTAATAGAAGTATCACACTGTACTACAGTAATATCTACTCCTACTTTATAGATATGATGTATCTCATTCATAAACTCAGCAAGTTCTGTATCACTTACTGAACCTGAAGTATCAATAGCAAGCAGCATGTGCTGACGCATCTTAATCTTCAGACCTGGATTATCTTCATATCTACGGTTCTCTTTTCTTCTAATCTTCTTAGTAAATACTTTAGTACTTACTCCAGTAAATCTTCTGAGATAACCTTTCCAATCAAATTTAGGTGCAGTAAACTCCTCAACTACAATTAGACCCTCAATCTCACCTGGTACATTACCACGTTTCTTTACAGTCTGTTCTTTTGCATCTTGTAGAATTTTCTGAACCTGCTTTTCAATTAGCTTTTTCTCAGCATCAGTCATGTCTTCAAACTCTTCCCATGTGCTATGATCTGGAATATTTCCACTAGCTACATTATCAAGAAGTTTATCCATGGCATCATTACCTGTTGTGCCATTCTTATCCTTCTCATCTTGAAGGCGGAGAAGCTGGTCATAGTAATATCTACAACCAGCCTTTTTATCTAGTTTAAGATCTTCATAATCTTCAATTCTGATACCTCCTTCTGGCAGCCAAGAGTCTTCAATATACTGATTAATTTCCATATCCATGGCAACATTAGCAAGCTTTTTATTACTAAAAGAACTAAAACTTGTAAGGTGTCCAAATGCAATATGGAGCAATTCATGTTTCAGTAAGCCCATCTTATGCATATCACTTAGACCAGTCCAGAATTCCTCATTGATGGCTAATTGATAATTAATATTCTGTTTGCTTACTCCTGCAGTTGGGAGATCTTTTCTCCAAACTTTATTCAACATAATGAGAAAAAACCCATAATAGGGCTCTTTCAACATTAAATCTTTACTTATTTTACTAAGGCTCTGTGCTTTGTCCATCATCTTTTATTTTTACATTGATGTCTACTTTGTCCATTGGATACCCTATGCTTCCTAACATACTGGTTAAGTCCCGGATGAAAAACTCCAGGAATGTTTCTATTACATGCTTGGCTGCTTTATTATTAGTAATAATACCAAGTACACGTGCAGATGATAATGCTATGGCTTCATCACCAATTACATCCGCAATTCTCTGTGCAGTCTTTGGGATCTCTTTCTTCCATTGTGCAAATGGTTGTCCTGAAAATTTATACAATAATACTAGCTCATTATTATCAAGTGTACTATTCTCAATTGCATGAAATGCAACTACATGGTTCTCAGAATCACTTGATTGAAACATGTTAATCAGATTTTTTAATTCATCTTTTGTCATTAGTCTTCAATTTTTAAGGTCTTAATAGCCCAGTCTTTAATTTCACCGGATGCAATCATATCTATCCATTCTTTTGCAGTAGGAATATATCCATTGCAATCTTCTTTAACATGTTGTTCTGCAACATATCTTGTATATACTCTTTTGTCATCAGAATTTATAATATAAAAACCATGACGTTTCTCACATTCAAATATACCCTCACTATGGTGACGGAACATTCTATGTTTACTATGACCTACCCATGCTTTGGTTTCATCAAACCAATTATGAATATGCATATAGTCTTCTGGTATACCTCCAAACTTTCTAGCTGAAGATACTGCATGTTGATACGGATGTGCCATTACAATGTCTTTTGGATTAAAGATCCTTCATGATAATAAGTTTCTGTCTCAACAATTCTGATATCATTAGTGATCTTGTATTTACCTGATGGTATAAGTATACATACTGAACCATAACCACCTTCATTATTCCACCAGTCTTCAATGTCATTGAGTAATTTTTCCTCAACAAAATGTATAATATCTGAGTCAAGACCTGAATCTAGTGTACAAAGATACCTTACATCTTGACTCCAAACATTTAGGTCGTTTATATCACTAAATGCATCTTCTTCATCTTCACTCATTTTTTCTGTAGTGTAGATTACACTGTCAATTGCACCTGAATCATCAGATCCTTCATAATTTACCTTAATACCAGTTACTCCCAAGTCAGCTAATTTGACAAGGGTAGCCATCATATTTATTTCATTCATACTATTTGATTTTGTAAAACCTGCCAAGGATATTGGCATTCAGATATTCTTCTTTTTCAAGCACTTCTCTTACAAATTGAAATTTAGTCTCATGATATGTTAACTCTGTCTTTGAGAAACATATCCTGACCATAAACCTCTTTATAGGAATTCCTGCTTTGTGTGCATCTTGTAGCACTTGATTACTACTGTAATAGTTTTCATAGTTAGTTTTAGTAACAAAAGTGTATTTAGATGCCCTTTTATCTGTCATTGCAGCAATAGCTTTCTTTCCAAGTTTCTTTTTAACTACAGAATGAAAATTCTTTTTACCAATATAACGGACTGCTTTACCATCAATGATTGCTTCCATTTCATAAATGAAACCTACAGCACCATCTGGAATTTTGCTGTCATTAAATACTTCACCTTTGTATAACCAACTCATGAACTATAACTAAAATGTAATAACCGAGAATGTTTGCTTGTTACTTCTAAATTCTCAGCTTCTAAGATAACACATTTATGTTTCCACTCTTCAAGCTGTTCATTTAATGCATCAATTTGATCTATATAATCAGCAATTTCATGCCTTAAATCAGAAATTTCATTATTTACATCTTCTAATTCTCTTTCTATTTTTTCTCTTAGATTATCAAATTCATATCTTGCAGAAGATATATGATCTTCTAAATCATTCATTGATCTTTCTAAACTCATAATGCTTGTTTTAGTAAATTCAATAATTTATCTCTCACAGGTTCAATACCATGATCTCTGACAGAGTCTGATAAATCCTTAGACATGTCAAGTATTACATGTGGAATATTATACTTGTCCTGATATCTCTGAGCAGCCTTTATCCCGGGCTCATCATTATCAAACAGTACAATTATCTTAGCATACTTCTCTCTAAGTCTATTTATTACAGATTCTCCAATCATTGTATTCTCACTGTCCGGAGCAATACATTCTATATTACCAATACCAAGTTTCTTGAAAGACATAAGATCTTTAAGTGAAGAAACAATTAGTAGGTACTTGGAATCATATTGCAGTTGATCCATACCCTGTGTATAGTTCTGGATCTTAATGAACTTCTTCTCTGGGACTTTAGGCATGTAAATCTTATATAACTCACCATCTTGTCTAAAATAACCATAGATATAGGGTCTTGCAAACTTATAAGATGTTATACTACCATCAACTTCAGTCTTTTCCATAGTAAAGAATTCCAATGGAACAACATTGTATCTCTCCAGTATTGCTGAAGAAATCCTAAAACTCATCCAAAACTTAGAGTCTTGGGAATTCCAATGTTTCATTTGGAAATCTGTTACCTTGAACTTATCATGAAATTGTATAGGTCCTCTTTCTGCAGGTGCATTATACTTTAGATACTCTTGATAATCATGTAGTATTCTATTAACTGCTTTGAATCTTGTATCATAGTTAAATAAACATTTGACAAGTTCAATTTGATCACCTTGAAAGCCAGAAGAGAAATCTTTAAACTTATAGCAATCCCCATTGCGATAGATAAACATGCTTGGAACTTTATCCTTTACATTAAATGCAGATAGCATTTTTATATCCTGACCAATGAGTTTTTCTTTTAAGTTTAGATAATATTCAAATACCCATTCTCTGGGTACATCCTGTAAATCAGATATTAAGTTCTTTGTTGAAATCATAACCAATAAAAATAAAGGGGGGAGGCTCCTGATTTAGTTAGAAATCTCTGTTATACATTAATTTATTACTAACTCCCCCCTATTATCTAGGTAGTAGTTAGTCTAAACTAAAGTCAGAAGATGATTTTGGTTTTAAAAATACATCATCATCATCCCCAAAGGACTTAACTTCTTTAACTTCTAATTTTTTGAGATGCTTGGTTTCATCATAAGGTATAACAACACCGCCTTCAACAGCTCCAAATGCATACTTTTTACCTTCTGCTTTTGGTAACCACATATCATAGTTAGTATAACCAGTTTTACCTTCATACTCTTTACCAGCAACACAGAACTCAAGATATTTACCTCTGAAATCTGCTGTTTTATTGAATGCTTTAACAAAGTCTTCAATTGTTTCATGCTGACCATCTTGTTCAAGGAACCAAGAATCTAATTCCATAGTATGTGCAAGAGTTCTCAAGAAAATCAAAATAGATCTATCTCTTTGAATCTTAACACCAGACTTGGTCTCACCGTCAGCAAATGCATATTGGCTTGCTTTTACTCTACCAATCTGACCCGCATATCTTCCTTTGCTTTCATCATCTTTATCAATCATAAAGCCCTCAAAACCTTCAATAGGTTGAGTCTCTACATGCATCATAAGATGATAAGCACCAGGAATAAACTTGAATTCCTCAAGTTCAATGCTATTAATTTTCAATACATGATTACCTGGAGTAATTGTTTTTGGTAGTCCTGAGCCTGCTGTGCCCAAATCAGTTGTGCTTAATGCCATTTTTCTTTGTTTTTAATAATTAAATAAATACTTTGTCCCAGTGGAACTCAAGTTCTCCTTTTTCATTCATCTCTGTAACTACTATCTCTTCATTTCTTAGATGTTCTGGTCTTGCACCACAAGTAACCTCTTCATTTGTCTTAAAAGACAAAATAGTTTTGTTACCTTTTCTATACATATAGCCAATTGCATCTGCATTAGCACAGATTAGAGACTTAATCTTACCTGTCAAATCTATGTTTGCGGCAAGAACCATCTCTCCCTTATCATCAACTTGCTTGTCTTTAATATGACCAGACAAAATAATGTGGGGAGCTAATGTATCAATAAAATCTAAAACTTGAAAGAAAGCTTGTCTTAAATATAAATATCCCGCACCATTTGGTAGAGATAATACATTGTCACCATCATAGTTTTTACCCATGCTTGTATTCTTGTAAAGCTTGATAGCTAAAGGCATTACCATATCTTCTAATGCAGTTACAGTATCTATTGTAACATATTTGTATGGATTGCCTGCAGCTTTAATTGCTTTACCTGCATCAAGTAATTCTTGAAGAGTGCTAATTTTTACTTTAAGAGCTTCTACATAATCAGCACCATTCTCTAAATCCAGAATCAAATTATCTTCTAGACC